ATTGGAGAGTCTGGCAATACAGGTAACTCTTCAGGTCCTCATCTTCACTTTGAAATGAGAGATAATATTAGATGGAGTGCAGGTAAGGATATTGATCCTACTGCAATTCTTGCATCCTAATATATCAAATTAACAATTGCCCCTAGAAATAGGGGCTTTTGTATTTAATAAAACTATTTATCATTTTGTTATAATAAAAACTTGATTTTGTCACCATTCCATGCTATTCTATAATAATGCGTATCAGAACCTTGGTTTTGATTGCCCTTGTTGCGGTTCTTGCAATTGCATCCCTACCAACAAGCCACAGTCAAACCAGTGCTAATGCACCGCAAAATGTAGCAAGTATACACAGTGTCAATAGAAGTATTGAAATTGCTAAACTTGCAACATATGATAAAGAAATAAAGAAAGATAAAACTAGAGACAATAGAAAAGCCTCTAGATCAAAAAAGGCTAATTCCCTTGCTGCAAAAACTAATCAAGCTTTTGCAAAGTCCTATATGGAGTCTAAATACTCTTGGGGCGAAGACCAGCACTCTTGCCTTGTGAATCTATGGAATCGTGAAAGCGGGTGGAGGCATACTGCTGACAATCCAAACTCAAGTGCCTATGGAATTCCACAAGCCTTGCCTGGAAGTAAGATGGCAAGTGCAGGGGCAGATTGGAAAACAAATCCAGAAACACAAATCAAATGGGGTCTAAAGTATATTGACAAACGATATAAGACTCCCTGTGGAGCATGGAGTGCATTCAAGAAAAAGGGCTGGTATTAATTTACTAGTTTAATTAGATGTCCTGAGCAAAGACATTAAACTGCTCATCTACTACTTGACAAAATTTTTATATTTTGCTATAATATTTGAACAGTTGCCAAATGGGACTGTAATTAACTCGCTTAAAAGGAGCAAAAAAATGGTAAGTACAACTATGTCAACAATTAATCCATTTCTAATTGGATTTGAAAGCCTATTTGACAAGGCAAACAGTATGATAAATGAGTCATCATATCCTCCATATAATGTAATCAAAATTTCGGATGAGGCTAAGGCTGATCAACCAGAAGGATGGGAATATTGGGACTATGAAATTCATTTAGCTGTTGCTGGATTTAAAGAAAATGAAATAAAAGTCTATAGAGAAGGCAATGTTTTAACAATTAGTGGGGAAAGCAAAGAAAAACCTGAAGATGGCTTTATTTATATTCATAAAGGAATTAGTTCAAGAAAATTTAAAAAGCAATTTACTCTTTCTGAAAACGTTAAAGTACTAGAAAGAGGAGTTGGATTTGATGAAGGAATCCTTAAGATCTGTCTAGAAAATATTGAACCTAAACCAGGTATTGAATACTATGAAGTTTATTAACAACTAATAAATTAAAAGTCCTAAGCATGACTTAAAACTGCTTATTTAAACTTGACAATGCAAAGGATATAGTGTAAAATCTAGATATGGATAAATTAAAAGTTATTATTGAAGAACCCAGTGGCTCAAGACGATCATTCTTTTATAGTGTAAAGAGTGAAGAAGAAGCAAGAGACATTGCAGAAGGTATTGAAAAAGAGCTTAAGCCTAACTTTAGTATGGCATCTTGGAAATATACAAAGGAAAAGAAATGAAAACAGAAGTAATTGATTTCTGGGCTACATGGTGTGGTCCATGCAAACTAATGAATCCAATTATTGACGAGGTAGAAAAGGAAAATCCTGATCTAACTATTACAAGAATTGATATTGATTCTGATAAAGACATGGTTGAACAATATAAAATTCAATCAGTTCCTACATATGTTATCTTAAAGGATGGCAAAGAAGTAGATCGTATTATTGGTGCAAAGCCTAAGTTTGCTTTCTTAAAGAGAGTGTTCCCAGAAAATGGCTGAAATTATTTTATTAGCAATATTTGTAACAAACTTGTTTATTCTTAATGAGATTAAAGAATATGCATTAGATCAAAAGTCTAAAGAAAAAGAAAAAGAAACTATCCTAAGAAAGGGATTGATGTAATGTCAAGCACACTAGAGCTGGTAGTTCAAGAACTACAAAATCGTATTGGTCAAATTACAAGTCAGTATGAAACACAGATTGCAGTTTTAAAGGCACAGGTAACTGAAGCAATTCAAGCAAAAGATGAAGAGATTAAAAATCTAAAAGAGTCTAAACTAACTGTTAAGCCTAATAAGGAAGAAAGTTAGTGGGAAAGCATCACGATAAAGTTGCAAAGGCTTTAGAAATTCGTATTAAGAATGTTCCTAATAGAGGTGGGTATAATACCCCTGGTTCTATGAATAAGAAAAAAACTGGTTACGCTAAGAATCGTTAATCCAGCACAGTCCCCAATAGCTCAATCGGCAGAGCGTCAAACTGTTAATTTGAATGTTCCTAGTTCAAGTCTAGGTTGGGGAGCAGCAGTATGTGTTTGTCAGTTGCATATACTCCCACATGTTAGATGGCATGGCAAACTGACTCTACCCCGATTAGCTCAGTGGATAGAGCGATAGGTTTCTACCCTACAGGTCAGGAGTTCGAATCTCTTATCGGGGACTCAAAAATAGATATATAATAGAATTACTATGTATGAATACCGAGTAAAGAAAGTATTGAGGGTAGTTGATGGTGACACTATTGATGTTGACATTGATCTTGGCTTTAATGTTTCGTATACACAGAGGGTAAGGCTTGCTGGTATTGATACTCCTGAATCTAGAACAACTGATCTAAAGGAAAAAGCACTTGGTCTAGAGGTAAAAGAATACCTAAAGCATTTACTTGAGAATGCAGAAGACATTGTTATTCAAACAGAGAAGCCAGATAGCTCTGAAAAATATGGTCGCATTTTAGGCTGGCTATTTATTAATGATGAAGATACTTCTCTTAATGAAAAGATGATTTCTGAAGGCTATGCTTGGGAATATGACGGGGGAACAAAGAAAAAAGACTTTGACTCCCTACTTGCTAAAAGAGCCAATTCCTGATACAATATAAGTCGGAGGCAGACGCTCTTACTTAGAAAGATAGATAATGAAATTCTCTCACTCAATAGCAGAAATGCTAATACTATTCTTCGTGGCATTAAATTGCTATGTAAATGTCCGTAGATATAACTGGGATAAAAAGAAAAAGAAAGCATATATAGCATCTATTGGCAGCGATTACGAAAAATAAAAAATCGCAAAAAATCGGCGGAAATTAGTATAAACATGCTCAACATGAGCAACTATATGATATATAAAGATATCCCCTATATTCAATATATGAGGCAAAGCCTCTATGAATAAATTCGGGGGATGAATAAATCTTCTGATTATTACCTATATAACTATACCTATCTATATATCTAACTATATAAGAATAAAGACATATTCATGATGCTTCGCATGTGATTATATAAACCAGAAGAAAGTCTCTTACAAGGCTTCTATGGGCTTTTAAACACTATTCTATTGGATATTATTGGATATTTTATATATATGATTGTGGATAAGATGTATATATATTGTGGATGAAAGTGGAGTGGAGTAGAGAGCGATGGGGGATCTTAATCGTAATACATTTTTATACCTATAGGGGCATTTTATTTTCCCATATTCTATACACTTTTTAAAAGATTTTAATATATTCCAGCCTATTTTTGACTCATTCATAATACATTTTTATATATTATTATGTATTCTTATATAGGGGATATTCCAGAGTATTTTTAATCCCTTCGTAATACCCTTTTTTTATTCCAGGGCATTTTTGATTCCTTCGTAATCCTTTTTAAGAATGTAAAATATCAATTGGGTATATACATTGAGGAGAATTTTTTATGGCAGATTCTAATGCCTTCGTAATCTTTTTATTTGGATCTTTCCAGGTATAAGAAGTATCTAATGATCCTGTTGCAAATTGACTACCAGATCCAATTGCTATATATTTATCATATTCATTTACTTGCCAGTCATTAGTAGATATTTGAAATAGTCTTCCATGAATTCCCACCAAAAAATCTGCAGCTGCCTTATCATCATCTGATATATCAATACCATATGGTTCAATAGCTTTTTTCAAAGTAAATATAAAATCAGTTCTCATATATTTATCTACATCTTTTTTTAATACATTTGGAAAATCAATATAGTGAGCTACTTGTCCAGATCCTCTTGAAGATGCATACCCAATTAAGAATTGTCCATTCTTTTTTATTTTCGGGGTAATAGGAGAAGATATAGAATATTCATCAGACATACCTCTATCTGATCCCATATATACAATACCATTATCTATGAGTCCAATAACAATAGTCATAATATCTATTATACCTTCTTTCCTTGATTTTTTCAAATATATAAAATGTGTCAAAATAATCCAGGGGAAATTTGACTTCTTCGTAATAGTATGCTAGATACTGTCGGATCCGCGCCCCCTGGTGGGGAGTGTGGGACTTGAACCCACGACTGGCAGATTATGAGTCTGCTGCTCTGACCAACTGAGCTAACCCCCCAGTTTGATTATGAGGTTAAATCATCAATTGATTCGTATTCACCATTTGGGTCTGCACCAAATAATTCACAAAGTTCTAACCAAGTTTCTTCTAGTAGTTGTTCACCACTATCTGTTAGAATAACCATTTCTTGTATAACAGCAATAGCCATTGGAATTCCTAAATCATTGTAATCAAAAAAATCTTCATACAAATCATCATTGAAATTATCTTGTGTGAATTGCACTAAGATTTCTGCTTTAGTTCTATTGTCCATTGTATTCTCCTGTTTGGTAGTCGAAGATGAGTTCTTTACTAAGACCAATTTGTTCATTTTCTATTACCTCGTTGATTCCGTCTGCTAGATTTTTTGCATTTGCAATAATCATTTTGTTGTAGTCTGTTATTCGTCTTGGTATCCATAGTCGCCAGTCTGCCTGACTAATTCTACCGTCTGCTAATAATGCAACGATTTTATCCGCTACACTATCTATTTGTGATTTTCCCATAGTGTCCCATTCTATCATTGAGGTCTGACAAAAAGGGGCAGAGACTATCCCTGCCCCCTAGCCAGCCTTAACGGGACTTAACTACCTTGTTACGGCGTAGTGAGGTTAGGTTTGTGTTATGCACAAAATGTCCTAGACCGTCACGAATTACTACACGTTCTGTGTCTCCCCACTTTTCAAGTGATGTGAAACGTTGCTTCTTTAGAGTACGCATTTGCTCTCTTGTCATTGTTCTCTCCTTAAGAGTTACCTTGTTATTATCTTACCATTTTTGACAGGGATTGTCAAATCTATTGTTCTTCCATTAATGATAGTACTGTGTTATCTGGTATTAGTAGTTCTACATCTTCTTCCATGTCGTCTATGGCATATATAATAAAACCATCAGATAACAGGTCAAAAGACTTAACTGTGTAAATTTCTTCTTGCCATTGAATGATATCTCCAGGCTCTAAGCAGTTGGGGATAACAAAGTCAAAAGCACTATACGAGTTCAAGTTCATGTTCAATTGCCTCCACATAGGATTCTATCACACTTGATAGATTCTTTAGAACAGCCCATGTTAGTTGCGGCTCATCTTTTTCTAAAGCCCCCTCAAGGTTGGCTATTGTATGTTTAATAAATCTATTAATTGCTGTATCCATTAGTTCCACCATTGGTCGTCTGTGATGTGATCAATACCAGCATCAATTGCTTCGTAGAATGTGTCGTACACTTCACCCATATCTTCATTGTGTGCAAACACTTCCCACCAAGGATTCATACGATAGATTTCAAATCCACTATTGCTAATAGTTTTAATAAACTGCATCAACTGAATGTCATCACTAAAACCTGCAGCCTCTAAGTCGTCAGAGTATCTGATAACATCTGCACCCTCATCTGATAGTTCACCATTAACTAAACTAGGTAATGTTAAGTGCATCTCACCATTACGTTCAATCTCTACCACACGATCAAGGTATGTGATAGTTGCATAAGACTCTGCACCCTCCTGCCATACATAAAACTCTGGCATCTGCTTACTTGTAGGGATTGTCTGTGTGTATTCTACTGTAACGCCTTCTAATGTTTTCATAGTCGTATCCTACTACACTTTCTTTGGAATGTCAAGCCTTGTTAGTTGATATGCCAATATTTCTTCTAGCCTCTGGTATTCAGCTTCTAGTTCTGAACCCTGTTTTAGGTCATCTTCCCAACGTCCACTAGTTTTATTATAAATAAGACCAGGGTGGTCTGCCATGTTTATCATTGTTGTTTCTACATCAACCATAAAAGCTCCCCAATCTTCGTCATAAACTACTACCCAATGATATTCGTAACTCATACTCCCACTTCCTTAAATGTATCTACAACAACCTGACACATCTTGTCAATCATTGAAGAATCTATGTCATATCCTATATAGTCATCAAAGACTGTAATTAAATTCTCTTGCAGTTGTTCTCTAAGTAATTCTAAGTTCATACTTCTACTACTCCTAAGTCCATTAGATATTCTTCCTTGCCACATTCAACACAACTAAATATCATTTCATCTTCATACTCAAAAAATGTTGCCTCGCACATACAACACTTAACTAAATTAGCAGTTGCACCCTCAAAGTGCACTTCATCTTTCCAAGTATTCATCTCTATACCTCGTGTACGATAACGTCTTGCAGGTGCAAAACTTCGGGGTCAATCTTATAATAACTAAGAATGTTCTGTCTTGCTTCTTCAATAATAAATTCATCAGATAAGTCTGGCTCATCAAAAGAAACACTTGTAATCATTACCATAGCCTCTAATACAAACTCTACATTATAGTTATACATTAGTTAATCTCCACTTCTAATCCGTGATACTCTAAAGAAATCATTGTCTGTTCTAAGTCAGCAGAGTCGTCACACTCATCATAGTAGCCAAGGTTCTTAAAATGATTCCAAGCATCATCATTGTCAAATTCTGGGTT